CGTTAAATCGCCCGAGTCTGTATAGAAATCAAAAACAAATTCCTGTACATCCATCAAGTATGCATTCACTCTTCCCATTATACAATCTCCTCAAAACCCATTGCGGCAACTTTATACTTAGTAGTTCCCATTAACATCTGATCTCCCATAGAGGTAGAACGCATTCCAAACGTCTTACCCTCGTACACTGGAAGGTCGGCCATTACAGTGACATTCTCATTATAGTCACCATTCTGCATTGTTACACCATTGTCAGACTCTAGTGTAAATTCTTTGATACTCCACGAACCTTGAACATTGTTAGTCCAACGATAAGCATACTCTAAAGCTTGTGTACCAGTTAGGTCACCAACTTCTACCAAAGCAACTGTTCGTGGGGTTTCTTCAAAAGCGGTATGTATTACTGCAACTTGTGTCATAATTTAGTACTCCATTTCATTCTCAACATAGCTATAATATCAAACTGTCAATAGATTGTCAATAGGTTTTACAAAATATTTGCATCCCAAACAATCTGAGCAAGTTTTCCTTCCAATCGGTATGCCTCTTTTTCCCAAGGCAAGTCCCAATAACCAACTGAATCCGATACAGTGGTTTTCTTCCAACGTCTGTCTATAGCGTCACCAGACATCTCATTACGAGCATACTGCTTAGCGTGTACCATCTCATGGCACAGGGCAGTCACAAAATCTTTCAAAGGCAAGTCTTTACTAATCTCAATATCAAACTGTCGATTGGTATCTTCCATCATACAGTAACCTATTGCATCATCATTGAACTTACGAATGCGAACTGTAATCTCTAAAGTCTTCATTCGGGGCATCAATTCAGTAATCATCTGACATACTGTTTTGAAAGCAACTTCTTTCTGAAACTTTGTACCGCCTCTGACATCAACTAAATTCATATTCACCTCTATTTCTCTATCTTATGTAGCCATTATACCTGTTATGATAACAAATGTCAAGCACTTTCGCCAAAAAAAATCCCTGTAAAAACAGGGACTTAGAAATTATTTTCAATTATTTTTAATAATCATGCAGAAATATCTACAAGTTTACCCAATTCTCTGGGCGATTCGTGACGTTCTACAGCTTCTCCCCTAGCATTGTATGTGGTATAGGTCATCTCTGATACTGTGACAGCACCATCTCCAACCTTAGAATATTTGACTATTGCAGTAGTTGTGGTGTCTCCTGTACTATAAGTTCTTGTATAGTTACTGACTATTTGTACAGGTAATATTGGTGTAATTTCTGACATAGATTTCTCCTTACGGCGGCGGAGTTCTTCTCTGTGGTTGTAAGAGAGAGAAAGGACGAGAAGAACTCCGCCGAGACACGCTGGTTAAACTAGGAGCACTCCTAGTGTTGCAGGCCCAGCAATCCCATCTGCAACTAACCCATTGGCACTTTGCCATTCTTTTAACGCACGTTCAGTGCCAGGGCCAAAGTCACCGTCTGCTGTGATACCTAATGCTTCTTGCATCATCACAACACCAACTGACTTCATACCCCTTCGTAATACTCCGATATCTTCTGGTGAAGGTTCTTCCACAAACTCATCATCTGATTCGTGTTCTGAAGCATCACTACCCAACATGTGTAGTGCTTCTTTCCAGTGATGGATACGGTCTTCTAAACCAATGTAACCACCATTGATACGTTTCGTCATTGTTTTGATATCACCACTATCTGCATAACGGTTCAATCCATTTTTGTTCCAGTACCAAATGGCGGACATGAGAGCTACCTCTTTATCTTCTGAAACCATGTCTGGATTGTCAACAACGTCAACATCCATGTCGGAGGCAAATGCACTATAGTTTGCTTTACCTGTCAACTGGATTGGGCCTCTGCCACGATACTTCCATCCATCACCAGATTCAGTATCCCCATTCGACATACGGTTAGCATAGACTACGTTAGCAATCTTTTCTGGTTGTCTGTGATATGGTTCTGAATCTCTGGCGGCACGTTTGAAGTACTTGCCGAAGATTGCATCCAGCGCCTTGGCACTGTAGTTAAGGTTTTCAGAGAACACTCTCCAACCACCACTCTCATGTCCACACTGAGCTATGAAAGATGCAATACGTTCTGGTGTATTGATTTCATATTTCGGGAAGACTTCGTTCATTGCATCTACCCATCCATCTGGGTCTTTGCAATTAGGAAATAGTTCTTTGAACTGACTTGCTGTCAACATTGTTATTGACTCCTTTGATATTTGTCATTCCATCCAAAAGCTTCTTTCACTACATTGTCTGAAAGTCCTTTGAATACCTTATGTAAGGATTTGTCTTTTGCGGCGATGACTAGTTCTGCCTCTGAAATATGCAAACCTTCAAGCATCTGAATGAACATATTTTCTTTCTTAAACGTAGGAAGAGCGTTGTTACCACCTTTGATAAAGTGATAAAGTTTTCTAGACTCTCTACGCAAGACAGTATGTTCAGTACCTTCTTCTGCTTCGTTTGCTTTGTATGGCACTTCCCCTGTAGGGATTTCCCATTCGATTGCTGGGTCAAAAGAAGACTTGATAACCATTCTCAAGGCATCACAATCGTGTTCCTTTAGAATTTCAATCTTCTTGCCCTTCGTCTTTGCATTGTGTACTTTCTTTAATACCTCAGAAAGTAGAGGTGTGTATGTTGATTTACTCATAATCAAAAGTCTCCGATATCATTCATAAGATTTCTCAATCTCTTATTTATAAAGTAATTTAGTAGTTTACTCCTGTCACCTTCTGGCGGTTTTCTATATTCTTCTAGAATCTTGTCAGTCAGGTCTTGTGGAATACACTCCAAATCAATTAGCGTTTTGTTTCGTTGATAGTTACGCATCATCTCTTCATTGAAAACATCTTCTGGTTCATTCTCAATCCAACCAGCAATCTTTTTCTTAGACATAGGTTTCTGTCGTAACTCATCTACGAATGTATTGTCGGGTGATAAGAAGTTTGGAATACCATCACTCCTATCACCCTTTAACACATGTTCCTTAATATATATAGTCGGGTCAACTCCATTGACAAACTTCTTGAGTACAGGACTGTACTGCTGAACAAAGTTGTGTTTTTGTAGCTGGATGAAGTCTTTATCACCAGACAATATTAAGATGTGTTCAAACTCGTTTGGAGTTTTTGAAATGTGTTTACAAACTACAGCGATGCAATCATCTGCTTCTGCACCTTCCACTTCAAGAACTTTGTAGGGGAAAGTCTCACGAATCTCATCACGAATACGATTAAGTGTTTCAAAGATTGTGTTCCAATCTAAATCAGACTTAGCCCTATCCTTCTTTCGGTTCGATTTGTAGTTGGGGAAGTATTCTCTTCTCCAATACTTTTTGCTATCATAACAAAGTACAAGTTCACCAAATGCTTCCGAAAACTTTGAACGGTACATCCGTAAAGAATTCAAAACCATATGTCTCACCAAGTCTTCATCGACTTGCTTGTTCTTTGTAGAGTTTATTTGTACCATCAAATTACTGATGGTTACTTGGTTCATATCTACTAGAATCATAATTTTCTCACTTATTTTATCATACTATTATATAGGATACATAACCAAATGTCAATAGATTTTTGGTCGGAGTATAAGGATTTGAACCTTAGACCTCTGCGTCCCAAACGCAGCGCACTACCAGACTGTGCTATACTCCGTTAATATAAAGAGTCTTGGAAATTATACCAAGTTATATCTTCAGGCCCTCGCTGAACGCAAATCGCCTGTTGGTTTACAGGAAAGTATCCTTGTCCACCCCCAGCACTTTCAGACAGCATTTCTCTTTCTGAGAAACATTCTACCATAGAAAAATAGTTTCCCATCATTACTGCCTTTGGAGTACCAGCATCAAACAATATCCATATCAAAGTCCACATTTCAATTCCTAACAATTCTGGTGCCTGTTGAGAGGATCGAACTCCCGACCTACTGATTACAAATCAGTTGCTCTACCAGCTGAGCTAAACAGGCGTTAACTTACTCTGGTTGAACACCGTTCTCTTTAAGGTATTCTATAATCGCTAGACGATCTTTTTCTTTCTTTACCTTAACTCGCATCTTAGTACCTTTCACCAATTTCTTAGAATCAGTTAACCACAAGTCCATAAGAGACTCATCCCATCCTTCTGGGAATGATGTTCCCCACTCTGAGAATTTCTTACTATATTTGAAACCCTCTGACTTTGCAATACCACGGTTCATAATATTCCATAGGTTAGGCCCATTCTTATTCTTACCGCCTTCATCAATGGAATGACAACTCGCACATTTCTTAAATGCACGTTCACCATCTGCACTAGCAAAGTTAGCAAACAGTGCTGCAACTCCTGCCAGAATTAAACTATTCTTCATCATCTTTTTCTCCAAATCCTTCTGATACGTCTTTAATCATATCAAGGTTAATATCTAATGTACTGCTTCCATCCTCTTCTTCAATGTATGCAGTGAACATCTTAGTGAAGTCCTGTAGTGGGTGATTAAGTTCACCATCTCTATATATCATGCTCTTCACCAACTCAATTAAGAATGATGTATCTCTGAGAAAGTCTGGTTGATCTACATCTATTCCATTCTCAGCCATATTGTGTATCATGTTTACAACAAGTCCTTCAGTCAAATTCTCAGCGAAAAGCATATGTTCACGAACTTGAGCGCCAGTATTGTCTACCACAATCCTTTTCTTAAAAGGAAATTGAACTATGTTATTACTCATTTTCCATTTCCTTTGTCCATTCCATTCGAATGTCTGGATACCATGTTCCAACACTTCTCTTTGGTGTTCCGTCTGGATGGTATGCCATCACAAGACAGATTGACTTGCAACGATGTTCTTGATACTCGCCCCAAAACATATCATGGTATTCTCCAGTTCTTAGATAAGTTTCTAAGTTTCTGATATATCCACGATGGGATTCGTATCGTGCAATCGCACCCTTAACTTTAGCTCGTATATTCGCACGTTCAGCAGACATCAAACTCTTTTGAGTTTTAATCCACTCTTTAACTTTCTTATGTGACCAAGCATCATCGTCACCTTTTTCTAAAACTGAAGGATGAATACTTTTATATTGTGGTGGATTTTCTGCAAGACGTTTCTCTCTAGCTTTTGCAAGACGTTCCCCCGCTGCCTTTTTCTGTTCGGCAGTCATTGGTTTACGCTTCTTGCGTGGTTTTGGTAGAGTCGAATCGTTTTCTATAGTCTTCGCACGCCGTGCCATTTCTAAATCCTTACTTAATAACCAAGTTCATTTTTACGTTTTTCCATATTCCTTTTGTACCTTCTCGTAGCAGCCATCTTTGCCTTCCTACGTTTAGTACCTCTGGACTCATAAAATGATCTTTCCCTAATCTCTTGGAAGAACCCATCATTCAATAGTTTCTTCTTTAGAACCCTTAATGCTTTATTCACATCATTATCACGAACAATAACAGTCAAACCTTGTGGTTGCTGTTCTTGTTTAAAGTTTTTTCTTTTGTTGTGTTTATTATACCTCATCTATTCCTCAAAAAATAATTGGCCTGCCCGATAGGACTCGAACCTATAACCTACAGCTTAGAAGGCTGTTGCTCTATCCAGTTGAGCTACGGGCAGAAATTTAACCATTAGTAACGGTTAAATGTAACTTGATGCCTGCGTCCCTCATGGTAGAAAGTCACGATACTATGAGAGTAAATCTCATTAGTTTCTGTAGTATATGTAGTCTGTCGATTACATCGTTGTTCTTGACGATAACCAACAATCTGTTGTTTGCCTCGTTTCTTATCAGCAGAAATAATTCCACCCAAGACTGCACCAGCAGCTGCACCGTCATCTTTACCAGTGACACCTTTACCAAGTAGTCCACCAATAATCATTCCACCTAGTACGTCAGCACCAGATGCACCACCACCCACAGTTCCATAGATAGGAACATCTACAGTATTGCAGATATTTTGTGTATGGGGAATTTGTTTTGTTACTGTTTTATAAACATCCTTAACACTAGCATCTCTAGTGTCAGCAAAAGCTGGTGCTGCTAAAAGAGTTGTTACCAAAACAGTTCCGATAATTGAATTTTTCATAGTTTATTCCTTCACGTTCATTACGAGTTCACCAGTACCAAATAGTTCATACCCTGTACCTTCTGGACACAAAGTAATCTTTACATAGGTTTCTAGTACCTCACACATTTCCTTGGCAGCAACAACTGCCTCTTCTAAAGTTTTATACATTTCTTTCTCACTAACCTAACCATAGTATCATAGTCATATTGACTTGTCAAGAGGTATTAGGTCTTTTTCTTTTGTTTTTTCGTTATAGACAACTTTTATAAAGTTTCCCTTTTCGAGCGTATCAAGCGTTAACTCAATCGCATCCTCAACAGCAACCTTTTTGCCCATGTGTACACCAACATAGTAAAACACGGCAAGAAGTCCAGTTGCCAAAATTGAATGTTCTAATGCTTCCATTTACCTCTCCAAAATTACGAAGTGTCCAAAGTATTTATCAAACACAGAAATCAAGTTTTCGTAGTCGCTAGACTTCATCTCTGTAATGATGGCGTCTACGTCTTCACCTAACTCTTCTGCAAACCTCGTTGCAGCACCCAAAAGGAAAAATGCATTTCCTTGCGGGCCTGTGAGGTCGATTACAATCTCATCAGATGGTTGCTTGTTGCGAATCATTTGCAAACTCCTTTTCAAATGCAGAGATAATTTCTTTCTTCTCTGCAATCAAATTTTCGATTGACTGAAGCGCCATTCGCTTCTCATCAGACGCACCCTCATCCATAGCAATCAATAAAGACTCTAGGATATTGATATCACGAATCACATCTACCATTATACAAACTCCTTGTAGGTTACAATGTTCATTATTTTTTTGACAATTTCTTTACCATAGTCTGTGAATAGGATACCGTATCCATAAACAAAAGACTCAACGTCTTGACTGTGGTAAAAGTCTTCACCCTCTACTAACCAACGTAGAGCAGTCTCTTCATCACGAGCCCCACAGTTGATAGTGTTATTAAGAATAGACTTGAATGTATCGACACACTGTTGCGCCCACTCAGTCTCTTCTTTCATATTCGCCTCAATGGTATCACCATATTGGTTGCACAAGTCTTCCAACTCTGCATCAGTTTTTGATGAGAAATCCATCATACGAGCATAACTCTTAGAGTATGCATCTGCACACATATAGTATGCATCTTCTTCCAACATAGCACGCTTGTATTTCACGAGAGTAGTCCAACCATTCTCTTCAAAGAAAGCAGGGTCGGTAGGTATCATTCCTGCCCAACGTCCCTCAGCAGCGTCAACCCATGCTTGGGTTTCGGCGTTCTTAGAAGTGATATAATCAACTAATGCTTGTTCCATAATCAGTTCCTTTTCTCAATCTTACCTATACAGTATACGATGTTTTGATAACAATGTCAAGTCTTTTTTGAATTAATTTTCAACCCTATCGTGAACAGCGACAGCACCGTAGAAATTCACACCAAGCAATCTTTCACAAAGTTCTGAGAACCTTGAGTCAGAAGTTCCGGCGTAGTTACCACCGAACATTGTCCACTTACCTTTCTTGGATTCTGGAATCAACCTTAGTATTTTCTTACCACCGATTGGTTCTGCCATCACAAGTTCAGCAGCAGGATAATCTTCACAAGGTTCGAAAGGCCCATCAGCATTCACAACAGTGAACCCTTTTGCATAGGATGACTCACCACCCATTGTACAATCAATTGAACCTAACCAAGAATCTTCTTGTCTTGATTCTTTATAGATGTTTACATGTAAACCCATTATACTTCTCCTAATTTGATTCCGCCTTGGGGGAATATTAATCCAAATTGTTCGATCATTATATCACGAACTTTCTCTCTGTCGAGACTATCTCCACAGAATTCAATCTCACCCTTAGAGATGTATTGTTGAGTCGCCTCAAGAATCATCTTTGGGGTAGCACCCATTGGATAAATCGCATCAGGCACATCACCGTAGAAACTTTCAACATAGGCAACGAAATCAACGATTCCATCAACAATCTTTTCAACACTTTTAGTCATAATCACTCCTTATTTCTCAATCTTACATATACATTATACATGTTATGAGAACAAATGTCAAGCACTTTCTTCACTTTTTTTGAAAAAAAATTGGTGCGCCTGAAAGGATTCGAACCTTTGACCTTTGGTTTCGTAGACCAATACTCTATCCAGCTGAGCTACAGGCGCCTTAAAATTAATCATAAGTGATTTGAGCAGCATAATCAATTCGATCAAATATCGCCTCAAGTTCTGCAATCTTCTCTTTACACTTCATCTTGGCAAATCCGTTGCCAGGCGTTTTCTTTTTAATCTTTTCGATAGTATTCAACATATCTGAAAAGTATTTGTGTTGTTCTTGCAACTGTGCGATATCCATTATACCCACTCCTCTTCTAGTGCTGCTTGTAATAATAAACGTCCCTTCTCACCAGTTGTAACCAACATACGGCGGCCGAGTTCATTCTTCATTGCATCTTCTGTGTAAACTTTCGTAGCACCATCATTGTACATAACGGTTACTAATGTTACATCATCTGCATCTTCGTGTACAGAAGTTATCTCACCTTCTGCAATATAGTTGTCCTTTCCCAATTGGGGATAAACACGAACAACTTCCATACCAACTTCAAACATATTATACTAACTCCATTCCAGCGTTCCAAAGTTTCCACGCACCATCATAGGTGTCAAACCCTTCTTCGTCAGCAAAGTCCATTGAAGAACTGTGCATTGCACCAGAAGACAAACCTTTTGTTTTTACAACGTAGGCAATCATCTCAGCAGTGTTGGCATACCCAACAACACCCTCACCAGAGAACATTTGAATCCCACCCTCGTGGGCAGTGATGAAGTCGATTTCGTTTTGATTTGTCATTTGAAGTACCTTTCTCATTAACTATACATATACTATACATGTTATTATAACAAATGTCAAGCAAAAAATGAAAAAAAGTACAAAAAAAAGTCCTTGCAAAACAAGGACTTATAATTTTTTTGAAAAAAAGTTTATTTTTTTTAGTGTCTCCACCCATCTCTGGGCACTTCTTTACCCATTGCAATGTTCTTGATATCTCCACGACATATACCCATATCGTTTAGTTCTCTATCAGTCAATGCATGTAGTTCCCTATATGCTTTCTTGTCCATCTTTGGGGTGATACTATCTCTGAAGTTTTTGTACAAGTCTGCGACTGCATCACAGAATGCACAATAGGTTGCTGTAATTGTTACCATGTTGATGCTCCCCACATTATAAGCGCCGGCAAAATTAAAGGGAATGTTACAAGTACCATCGCCTCTACAAAATCACAGAACTTACATATCTTTTCGTTCTCTCTTAGTTTCATTATCATTTCACTCATTATTTTCTCTCCAACATCAGTCGTTTTGCTTCTACATGATATCCCATGCGAGATAGTTCAGCTGCAGCTCTAGCTCTTCCTACCGATTCCGTAATTGCAATACTTCCCATAAGTACTGCTAGTAATGCTTTACTCATCCAATCACAAACCGCACATGTTTGTTTGTAACTTTGGTTTATCAATAAACCGACTGACATTTTTAGGTTCTCCTTTTAGTCATTATGTTATTATAATACTCAAGCACATCACTATCGTGTAGGTGCTTTACTTCGTTTGAATATTCTGTCCGTATGAAACGTACAATATCTTTACTTCTAGCGTTCGTTTTGAACATTTTTGCAATCCATTTTGTCATTTTATTTCTTTCTCTTAAAACGATAAAAGGGATGCAAAGCATCCCCTCAGTTAACTAAGCAAGACAAGCTTACTTGTACTCTGTCCATGTAGTTGGGCATTTGTTTGAATCTCCTTTGGGGGGTGGTTCACTTTTATTTAGGTAAATGATGCTGTCATATGTTACAAAAAGTAATGTTATTTATGCATTACCGCTAGAACTTTTTCGCATACTCTTGTAATAAAATTTTAGAACTGCCAACTCTGACATTTATGATACCATTATAGTATTCATCAGTAAGTAAAACTTCTCTGTCAAATTGTTCTTTAGCTTCTAAGTAACTGAGCATTCCTCTACTTTGACAGTAGTGCAGAATTTCTCTGGTGAACTGGTCTTCTCCAAGTTCTTTTACATCAGCATTCAAATGATCTGAAGAACCCCAATAGGTTCTCCAATCACTTTCTTTACTTGAACGCCGTTTGTTTTTTCTTCCTTTTAGTGGGGGTCTTGTAACCTTGAAACGTGCTAGTTTCTTTCCAATGTACTTCTGTTCATTAGTAAGATTAGTTATAAGATATACAAAACCCTCACAATCTTCTGGTAGTTCGTCAACAGGGTCGCCTCTATAAGTCCACTGTGACATTAGTAATCTTCGTCTTCTTCCTCATCGAATAAAACATCTTCGTGTTCCTTTTCAATGCTCTCAGAACAGAATGGGCAGTATGATACATCATAGCTCCACTCATCCATATTATGAGATATTCTAAAAACTGCTTCACAACCGTCACATAGTATTTCTTTCCTGCTCATTAACTACCTTACCTTTTATTATGCGGCGTCATAAACGTCATCCCACTTACCTGTCAAACCAGCAACCTCATATTCGGTTACTCTGTTCTCAAAGAAGTTGGTGTGGTCTGCGCCGTTAAGTACCCACTCCAACCAAGGTAAAGGATTGTCTTTTACTTTATAATTACCCTTGAGTCCTAGTTGCAAAAGTCTTCTATCAGTAATGTATCTTACATACTGTTTAACTTCTTTTTGGTCTAGT